CTCCAACGGCGGCGACGGCGGCAATGCTGTCGGACGCCTCAGCGAGACAGCCGGATTGGTCAATGCCGGGTAGAGAGGTTTGGGTGGTGGTGTAAAGTGCGCTTCGAACTTCGGTGTTCACGCCATCGATAAACTCAGGGCGACCGTTCTGAATGTCAACGGCATAGATCGCCAGCACTTCATTGTCAAGTGGGTTGAGTTGCAAGTCAATGCGCTGTTCGGTAAAAACATTGGGTGCGCTTTCCGTCACTTTTGCTCCGATGGTGAAGATTTCCGAGGTTGGTTTGAGGGCCATGCCCATCAAAGTCGCGCCACGCTATATGAACAGCACCTAATCTTCTCTATGGGTGAGGCACGAGTTAAGTTAGTCCCCGCGCCACCCTCCCCCTTTGCTAACTAGCCATAGGGTAAAGAGTTTCCTTGGGAATCCTATCCGTTTGATAGTGAAATAACATTATTTTGATAAGGGGGAATTCCTTCGATAGGCTCATGGGGAACCAATACAGCATAACTGTAAGCGACGAAACGCATGCGATTCTGACACAGGCGAAGGAAAAGAAACTCAAAGTCTCACAGATCGTGGACATCGCGGTCAAGACTTTGGGCCTAGACGCGCTCCAGCGTCTCCAGAAGACCTTCAGACAGGCCGAAGCATACCTAGACGGTGAGACCTATGAGTGAACCAACGGGTTGGTCATGGTACGCGGTCGCTTATGATCGCCTTCGTCAGCATTTGATGGATGAACATGACGACAAATGGGCGCACAACGATGATGAACTTCGCATGTTCGAAGACGAGTTCGTCTATGGTGAGTTCAAACATGGCGACGATCATGAAGTTTCATGTCCTTGGTGCGACTGTGAATTCAAAATTAAATTCAAGACTTACCTGCGGATGGTGGTTGAATGAGTTGTGCTTGTTGCGATGCTGACCTTCATCATGATGCAGAGGGTTGTTTCATCATCGTGAGTGAGGTCGATTACAACATCGCCATTGATGAAAAGCGGTTCTGCTCGTTTCGCTGCTTGAAACGGTGGTATGAATTGTGAAAGTTCGATGCGCGATGTGCGGCTTCGAAGCGGAAGTTGAGAACCCGTGGATGTCCACGGCTCCGATCTTGGCATTCTTTGATATTCGCCCACGTCGTGAACGCCTGGTCATACCGGACGTTTGGATTTGTGACCTTCACAAGTAAGGAATCATTTGCACAACAAGGCGTACAGTTTCGAAGCCACCGACCAAACCGAGAGTGAGAAACGAGACGAGGACATTCAACCGGACGAGGCCTTCGAGGTTTGACTCCTTCTCCTGGCGTCGTTCCTCTCGCTCCATGAGCCACGTGGCGAAACGTTGAGTTCGGCTGGCTGCAGCTGCAGGTTCGGCGTAATCGAACACGGCGTCTTCATCGGTCACTTGTTCATCTCCTTGCGGGTTTGCTTGTGAGCGAGTTCGAGGATACGCATGTGACCCTTCTTGCCGCCCCATCCTTTCGCCATCTTGCCGTTCTTGAGGGTGTGCTTGGCCTTGATGGCTTTGTAATTCTTCGAGTACGCTCTATTGTAGGCGGACGGCTTGCGCTTGGGTTTGGGCGCCTCCTGCGGCTCGTCCATGGAGGTGAGTAGCGAAAGAACTGGAGCCAGATCGGGATTCATTGCCGCCAAGAGGGCCATGAGTTGCTCGTTCGATACCGCCAAGGTCAATTCACCTCAGCGATTAGTTGGACAAGAGTTCACTTTGGACAAGAGCCGAGTAAGTCGCTGCATCAGCCCGCATGCGTCGTGCCCAAATCTTGACACGAGCGGTCTTTGCATTGACATTCAAAGCACCGTCAATCCCAAAGAAAAGGTCGGAGGTTGCGACCAATCCAATATATGAGACATCACCGGAGGGTGGCGTGTCGCTCATTGAACGGTTTTGAAAAGCAACGCCTCCAACGGCGGCGACGGCGGCAATGCTGTCGGACGCCTCAGCGAGACAGCCGGATTGGTCAATGCCGGGTAGAGAGGTTTGGGTGGTGGTGTAAAGTGCGCTTCGAACTTCGGTGTTCACGC